GATAGTTATGGCGGTCGTCAACTTAGCTGCAGAACCTGACCATGCACCACCAGACAGGGTCCCCGTACCGTCAGTTATACTCGCACCTGACACTGCACCGGTAAATGTCCCAGCGACACCGGATACATCACCACTAAATGTCCCAGCGACACCGGATACATCACCACTAAATGTCCCAGCGACACTTGATACATCACCACTAAACGTCCCAGCGGCACCTGATATATCACCACTAGCTGTGACAGTGGTGGTGGATAAAGCACCAATAATTTGGGTATCATTTTGAACTTTCAAATCCCCGAGAACATCTAGGGTTATGGTATTAGAATCAGGTAAAATTGAAGTGTGTGTGTGGGTATTCTGTGTATACCCTATGGACAGGCGTTTTGGGTTTTCATCTCCATGGTGAATGATACCTACATTTTGATTAGGGTAATTCATTATAATTCCTAGGTCTAATGCAGTTTGAGTATTATTATTACCAATACCGATGATACGATCCTCCACAACTAAATCTGTAGTTTTGATTTCGGTTATGGTTCCGTTACTAAATTGAACATTTCCTTGAATTTCTAAATCCCCATTTATATGAACATTACCAGCTGTGGTGAATGCTGTGGTGGGATTAGTAAACTCGACCGTGTGAGGGGTTGTGTTACCAAACCCAGTCACAAGTGCCAATGGGGGTTCAACAGCAGTGGACGCTGAGGAACCCGACTCTGTTATTTCACCGGTTGTTTTATTATACATCAGAAGTACAATTTGGGAATCAGAAAAATCTTCCCTGAATCGGATGGGTGAGAGATACACGGCTCCGGGTAGGGTAGCTGGCACTTCGGTATTACTGGCATTGAAAACAATGGTATTTTCAGCCTGGTCCTCTAGTGCGTATTTACCAAAACGGATTTTAGTGGATCTCTCCACCGTCGGCAAATTCTTAACCATTTAATATAATCTGTTATTTTAATTTGCATAAAGAAGTCCTGCCATCCCGTTCTCGATGCGTAATATGTTATAGCTTACTGCATAAAATGGGTGGTTTATGGGCATACTTTCACTGACAATTTTTACAGATTCTAGACGACTAAAGTTCAACGTTCCTGTTGGTTGTAGGGAACTAGTCGAAAGACAAAAGCAGTACAAGAAAAAGTCTGGTGAAGTGACAAAATTGGTGTGATAATATGCCATGACATCTATGAAATGTGGTTTACCCCATCGAGGTGTGCACAGATCTAGACCATTAATTGTTATTTTTACCTTGTTGGTTGGAGAAGTTAGGGCACCATCTGTTGTGGTGTCTGAGGAGGCTATATACTTAACAGGGTGATTGAAATACAATTCTTGGGTGGTGTGATTAGAAGCTATATTCTTTTGAACTTGTGTGATTAAGAGGTCGTGTTTTTTGGAAGCAATATTCACTCGCTCTTCATTGTCCAAATAATAATAGTTGGCATACATTTCAACATTGTAATTGGACGCCTGGCTACCCCAATGTATACGTACTTCGACGTTATGATAATTCAAGGCAACGAGGGGTAAAGCACATTGTGGACCTTCACAGAAGAAGAAACGTAAAGGATAAAAGTAGGAACGTGCGCTCACACCTGGATGTGTTCCGTTGGCACTTTTAGAAACGTTTTGAGCGAAAGTGTCGATGGCGATCTTCTCAGTAAATATGGAATCCTGTGTGTCTATGACAGAACCACCTATGAGAAGCTCGACCTTATCGATGATGTTATCCCACCGCTGACTATCCAGTGCCTGATTTGTATCATCTAGAGTGAAGTACACGTACCCCAAAAGGTCACCTGATCGTTCGAATTGAACGCTTGACATGGAATTATTTTTCACCGCTCCATAAATGGTTTGTTTTTCAATGGATTGTGAAAAATTAGAATGTCTTTTGAATGTGGAACTAAAGAACGATATCTCCGGTTTACCCATGATATACTCATCCTGGGCACCGACGGCTATAAGTTGAGTTATACCGGATGACATCGTTTGTTACAATTAAACAAGAAAAATTACATATTGGGTTTCATACAGACAAATTTTATGATGAGATAATTTGGTGTGCCTGTGGCGTTGGGTGTAATAAGTTCACCCGCTTGATTATAAATATTGACTGTGAAACGACCAACACGCCGAATTGGGTTGATATATTGTGTGCTCACGTCATATTCATCTTTGAAGTTATTAATATGGTTACCTGTTCCTACCGCTGTAACATCAGAAATGAGGCTCGCGAAAGATCCTCTAACGTTACCGACTGTGCCTGCACCATTTAAAGTCTTGGTTGCCCTATCGTTGAAGTTACTATCGAGTTCCTTGATGGATAAATAGATATGTTGATTCGACGTTTTTGTGTGGATGTGGGAGGCTAAAAGTTTAGCCTGAACAACATTTTGAAGTGGGTTTTCCAAATAGCACGTAAAAGTATTGGCACTTTGTCCAGTAGAGTCAAGAGTTATTGTGTGATACTCGTAATTGAGATCCGGGATAGGGTGCACCATTTATATACACTTAGATTAAAGATCCACCAATTCCATCAGAGATGGAATACCCAGCGTGATCATTTACGAGTTTTTGAACACCACAGAGTCCACCTGGTGTGAGATTCTTGGTGTAAGGACTACCTTTGGGGGACCCGGGAACACATTCTTCTTTATGTTCGAGATCGAAAATAGATTTTTCACTGACAGCATTGACAGTGATTGGCCTGGGTTGATAGTTACTGGACCCACCCACCAGTCTTGTCAGAACACAGATGAGAGCCACGAGGACTGCGATATACATTAATCCGTTACGAGTGGTCTTGTCAAGCTTGAACATTTTACTATATAATTATATTTTTTTAAACTGCGTTAAAGATAATTTTTTTAGTTTCTACAGAGAGAGTAGATGGACGAAGATATCATTCTTGATAGAGGACATACAACTGTTATGAAATTAGATGCTGATGAACAAGCACTCATGGACGAGATAGAGATTTCTGTTCCACAAAGTAGACCAGTACAACGTCCCCAGAAAACCGCATATGGACCAAGACCGCCCACACAACACCAGGAGGCGATGGATGCTTTTGTAAATCCCAACAAGCAGTCTGTCCCCAATCACACGGCACCGACCGAGGAAATTGATTACGGGGATGACAATATGGACTTCGAGGACGATGATATGGGTGGCCCGGAAACACAGGAGCAAACACCTTCTAGTGGGTATACTTCAGTTGATGAAGAAAAGTCAGATCTTCTCAATAAACTAGCCCGCCTCGAGAAGAAGGGGTTCGCCGTGAACAAACGTCTAAACGCGTATTCGAATGTCGAGGAGCTCCGTGCTGAGGTGAAACGTATTACCTACGGCATAGATGTGGAACAGTCTCTTAGGTTTTCGAGACGCATGTTAGTGGCTTGTGTCACTGGTCTCGAGTTTCTCAATAAGCGGTACAACCCCTTCGAGGTTCAATTAGAGGGTTGGTCTGAATCTGTGATGGAAAATGTTGACGACTACGATGGTGTATTTGAGGAGTTATATGTGAAGTATAGATCCAAGGTCAATGTCGCACCAGAGGTGAAGTTAATCATGATGCTCGGGGGTTCAGCTATGATGTTCCACTTGACGAACAGTATGTTTAAGACTGCGATACCAAACATGAATGACGTGCTCAAACAAAACCCAGATTTGGTGAAGAACATGATGTCGGCGGTTCAAAACACTACTAGGAACCCTGGTGAAAATACCGGAGAACCACCAATCGGGGGAACCGGTAATTACGAAATGAAGGGGCCTGGTATGGATATTTCCAGTTTGATGGGTGGTGTTATGATGCCCCCTCCACCCCCGATGAACACCAATCTCTCCACCTCCACTCCAAAAATAATGGATGAGGATGAGGATGAATTCTCTGATATTGTCTCTATTTCAGGAGAGTCTACCGGGGGTGAGATCAAGGAAGTGAATATCGACGCGTCAAAAACCAAGAAGGGACGACGTAAAAAGAAGACTGAAATAAATCTCTAAAGTATATTATAAATGATAGCGTATTGTCCGCTGGAGGAACTAGAACCACCTCCCCCACGACAACAGGTAGTTGTCAGTGAACCCAAACCCGAGAAAGTGTCGTTGGGTGGTGAAGATACTGAATTAAATTATGTCATCATAGCGTTCATCGTTGGCGTAATTATGTTAGCCGTCTCTGATTCTATCAGGGCATAAATGGTAATCTATTTTGGGGTTTTCCCTCATTGTAAATTAGTTATTCAAGGGCAACAGTTGGGACCAATCCTATTGATGTACTTATCCCAATTTGTCTGAGTACCCGTAAAATTAGACCTATTACCTTTACAAATTGCCTCTGCATCATCCACGGACTCGATTTTTTCCCACTCCTCCGAATTATTCACAATATATTGAAATTGTGTTGGTGAACAATCACCACATATATGTTCACAATGCTCTGTAACACTCCTTAGATTCACAAAACTAGGAGGTAAATAACTCCACCCCATTGTCGACCCTGCAGACTGCCCCGATCCACCACCACCCCCATCACTGTCACTGTCACTGTCACTGTCTTCTCTAGTCATAAAATAAGCAGCTGCACCAGATGATGCGGAACACACACAACCCAAAACCACCAAACCTATGATTAAAGTAGTTCCGCTGTTAGCACTCATTTGTAATTATACAGAGAAATTAATCATACACTTTCCCTTGGGGAAACTTTATATATTTAGGAGACTGCAGTCTTCAATATACTATATGAGTATGTACCAAAATCCTGATATATTATGGGGTATCGCTTAAATAATAATTTCCATTGTTTTCTCTTATGTATTTACCTTTCGACGCCAATCTTTCTCTACAATTTGAAAGATTAAAACCCTTCTCATTACAGTTTCCTCCAAAATTGGTCTGTACACATTGTGCACATCTGGCATCTTTAAAATTCTGAAACAATATACCTGTATCCGAGTTTGGATCAACTTCTGTCAAATTGCTACCACCATCATCACTAAATAGGGCTTCTAAACTTCCGATTGGATCATTCAGACCGGCCATAAGTCCGCCAAAAAACCCCCCTGATCCACCACCACCACCACCACCACCACCACCACCCCCTTCACTGTCTTCTCCAGTCGTAAAATATTTGGCACCTAATACAGCTGCACTAGATGATGAGGAACACACACAACCCAAAACCACCAAACCTATGATTAAAGTAGTTCCGCTGTTAGCACTCATTTGTAATTATAGAGAGAAATTAATCATACACTTTCCTTTGGGGAAACTTTATATATTTAGGAG